GTTGTTATCAGCAACAGAACGCGGATATATCTGCTTTGGATTTCACCCGAATGGGAGAAGTTGGCCAACAGCAAACCAAGATCAATGGCCGGGAAAGAGGCAAAAGCCAAGATTGAGGAAGTGTTTTCTGCCATCAGGACGTGCGCGGCCATTGAATGGTATAGCGGCGGAAAGCTGGAGGTGTTCTGATGCGGGCGCAAATTCTTGCCATACTGAGGCATGATGGAACGCAAACGGCTATAAGGCTTAGGCAATCAATCGGCATAACCCATGAGCAGATTTACGCTGCGCTTGTTAGCCTTGAGGCGCTCGGCTTGGCGGAATTCACTGGATCAAAGACTTGGAGAGCTGTACATGGAATTCAAAAGCCCGCGCAGGGCAAAGGCACTGGCGCTGCTTCAATCTCTGCCTGACGGCGCATTCGCATCGGAATTGTTCGGCCAGCTTGAATACAGCAACTCCAAAGAGTGCGCCAAGATGCTGAGCCAGCTTGTTCTGCTGAAGCACATTGGCTGCCTGCCGGAAGGCACGCAACAGGCTGCGAAGCGGGTGCGGTACTTCGCGCCGGAGCACGAGGCCACGGCAAGGGCCAAGAACAAGGCCGGCAAGGGCAAAACATGGGGCATGGGCAGGGCGGCAGAGCGGACACGGGCTCAGGTTGCCGCGGGCTTTGCGTCGCGCGACAGCCGAGAAAGCGTGAGGACCGAGAAGACTCGGATAACCGTTCTGCCAACGCCAGTTGACATGCGATTCAAGGTGGACCGGCCTGAAAGCTACTTCACGGCAATGAAGCCAGGTCAGTATGTCGAGCATGACAGCGCGATTGCCAGGGCATACGGATGACGAACAAAAAGCCTCGAACAGATACCGAGCGCCTTGATTGGCTAGAGCGTGAAGGGTATTGGAGTCCAAACCCGCCACACCACTACGGCCATCTTGGCGGAAACCTTGATTTGGCCGTCAAGAATGGTAAGCAATTGGAAGACTTGCGATCTGCAATTGACAGGGAAATGGATGCGCAGAGCAGCTAGAACAGACGCAAACAAGGCCGAGATAGTGTCTGCCTTCCGCGCTGCTGGCTGCGTTGTGTGGGATCTGAAGTTGCCTGTAGACTTGTTAGTGGGCGCTAACGGTAAGACAATGCTTGTGGAAATCAAGGATGGGCGGAAAGTGCCAAGCGCTCAGAAGTACACCAAGCTGCAGGAATCGTTTCTGTCAACATGGACAGGCGGGCCAGTGGCTACGGTGCGGGATGTGGAAGGGGCAAGAATGGTTGCGAGGATGCTATGGACGCAGTGAAGGCTGATCTGGTGCTTCAGCGACTTGCCGACGGTTTGAGTTTGCGCAAGGCTGCGGCTGAGGCCGGCATCACGGCTCGGGCTGTAATGAACTGGGTTGAGGACGATAAGGACGGCTTTGGTACGCAATACGCGCAGGCGCGCGCGCGTGGATATCAGTTGCTGGCCGACGAAATCATCGAGATTGCCGACGACAGCAGCGGCGATGTGATCGAGACAGAGCGCGGCCCGGTTGCCAATGCTGAGTTTGCGGCAAGGTCACGGCTGCGCGTTGACGCCCGGAAGTGGATGCTTTCCAAGATGCTGCCCAAAGTGTATGGGGACAAGCTTGACCACAACGTGAGTGGCAGTGTGGACATGATCCACAAGATCACCCGCACGGTTGTCAAGCCGGAGAGCAAGGCTTGAGGGAGTTGGACATCCCAACGGCAGACGTGTTTCTGCCTTTGTGTGAGCCCAGCCGCTATAAGGCGGCACATGGTGGCCGGGGGTCTGGCAAGTCGCACTTCTTCGCTGAGAAGCTGATCGAGGATTGCCTGGCAGAGCCTGGCGACCATGGCGAAGGCATGCGGGCGGTCTGCATTCGTGAGGTGCAGAAAGACTTGGCGCAGTCCTCCAAGCTGTTGCTTGAGACAAAGCTGCAGCGCTTGGGCATCACCGAGGCTGACGGCTTCCGGGTTTTCCGGGATGTGATCCAGACCCCCAAAGATGGGCTGATCATCTTCAAGGGGATGAACGACTACACAGCCGACTCGATCAAGTCGCTGGAAGGCTTCAAGCGGGCATGGTGGGAAGAGGCGCAGACAGCGACGGCGCACAGCATGAACTTGCTTCGGCCTACGATGCGGGCTGCCGGCTCTGAGCTGTGGTTCGGCTGGAACCCGAGGCGGAAGACGGATCCGGTTGACGTGATGTTCCGCGGGCCTGAGAAGCCCACAGGCTCCGTCGTGGTGCGCGCAAACTGGCGCGACAACCCATGGTTTCCGGCCGAGCTTGAGCAAGAGCGCCAAGACTGCATGAGGATGCAGCCCGACCAGTATGACCACATTTGGGAGGGTGGATACATCACGGTCGTGGAAGGTGCTTACTTCGCCAAGCAACTGACCCAGGCCCGCGCGCAAGGCCGCATCGGTCGCGTTGCCGCTGATCCGCTGATGTCCATCCGCGTGCATTGCGACTTGGGCGGCACAGGCTCGAAGTCCGATGCCTTTGCCATGTGGGTCGATCAATGGATCGGCAAAGAAGTTCGCGTGCTGAACTACTACGAGGCCGTTGGCCAGCCGTTGCCGATACACATTCAATGGCTGCGAGACAACGGCTATGAGAAGGCAGAAATCGTGCTGCCTCACGACGGTGAGACGCACGACCGGATCGCCAATGTGTCGTTTGAGAGCGCATTCAAGGCGGCTGGGTTCAAGGTGCGCGTGGTCAAGAACCAAGGCGCAGGGGCTGCAAAGCAGCGCATCGAAGCGGCGCGGCGCCTGTTCCCGTCCATTTGGTTCAACGAGGCGACATGCTCGCCAGGCCTTGATGCGCTGGGCTGGTATCACGAGAAGAAAGACGACGTCCGCCAAATCGGCCTTGGCCCTGAGCACGATTGGGCAAGTCACGGGGCTGATGCGTTTGGCCTGATGTGCGTGGACTACAAACCGCCAAGCGGGACAACAATGGACCCGATCAACTACAGCAACGCAGGGATCGTATGAACATCATCGCAAAACTGAAGGCGATGCAGCGCGAGATTGATGCGTTGCGGGCGCGGGTTGAGGCGCTGGAGCCTAAGCCGCTTGGCGAGCCAGTGAGCTACGACGATGCCATGGCACAGATTGATGCTGGCAAGGCCAGCTTGACTGACTTTGTATGGACGTTGCCGGATGACTCATTTGTGAGTGCCCTAAGCAAGTTTCCAAGCAGGCCAGCACCTGGCGTTGAAATCATTGATGGGCCTGTTCAGGTCTACGAAGCGCCGTGGCCGCCATTGGCGAAACCTATCGTTGACGCAAAGCCGATAGCTTCTGCTACAATAGCGCCGCCTCCGAAGAAGCGAGGCCGACCGCCAAAAGCTACCTGAAGGGAAGTAAGTGGCAATCGACAAAGACCTGTTGCTTGCCGCTATCGACTCGGGCCGCGAGAACTCTTATGGCACCGACGAAAACAGCGATCTAGGCCGTCGCCGGGCTCAGGCGATGGAGGCGTATCTAGGCATGAACACCATGCCGGCGCCTATGGGGCGGTCACAGGTGGTTGACCGCAGCGTGTACGAGACTATCTCCACGCTCATCCCTTCGCTGGTGCGCATCTTCGCGTCCAGCAGCGACGAAATCTGCAAGTTCGTGCCTGTAGGCGCAGAGGACGAGCAGGGCGCAGACCAGACAACGGCAATCGTTGCGCATACGGTCACGCAGCAAAACCAGTGGGAGCAAATCTTCGGCGACTGGCTCATGGATGCCGCGCTGATGATGAACGGCTACTGCATGGCGTATTGGGACGAGTCCGACGCCATGGTCCGCGAGACGTACGAGAACCAGTCAGAGGACCAGCTCGCCGCGCTGCTGACCGATGGCGTTGCCGTTGTCCAGCACTCGGCCACGGTTGACGAAGAGGCCACGCGCGAGGCGCAGGAAGCCTACAAGCAAGCGCTTCAGCAGTATCAAATGGCTCGGGCGCAGTGGCAGCAAGTGGCCGCACAAGCCCAGCAGCAGGGCCAGCCAGCGCCGCCGATGCCGCAGGCCCCGCCGCCTGCGCAGCCGGTCATGCAGCACACGGTGGTGATTGAGCGCAAAGCCAACGAGGGCAAGGTCTGCCTCAAGGTGCTGCCGCCCGAACACACGCGGGTTCACGTTGATACGCCAGACTACACGCTGAACGAGTGCCCGTTCTTTGAGTACAAGGAACAGAAGACCATCGCCGAACTGCGCGAGATGGGCCTAGACGTTCCCGAGGACGTGTCTGACAGCGAGGACCACGACAGCGAGGTGGACGACGCCCGCGACCGCTTCGGAGAGGGCGCAAGCTGGGACGACGAGTCAGGCCCCGGCATCATGCGCAAGGTCTGGGCCTCGATGGCCTGGGTTATGTGCGATGCAGGCGACGGCGTGTCGCGCCGGTACTACTGCATCTTGGTGGGCCGAACCATCCTGCACGTCGAGCCGGTTGCCCGCATTCCTGTCGCGTCGATGACGCCGCAGCCGCTGCCGCACCGGCACATTGGCTTGAGCATCGCCGAGATTGTCAAGGACATTCAGGATATCAAGACCGCAGTCAAGCGCGGCGGTCTGGACAACCTGTATTTGGCGAACAACGGGCGCAACGTGGTGTCCGACCGCGTGAACCTGGCCGACTTGGTGGACAGCCGGCCTGGTGGCGTGATCCGCTTGCTTGATGGCGCGCTGCCCGGTGAGGGCCACGTCATGCCGCTGGTCCACCCGCTGGCGTTTGACCAGATCATCGGCAGCCTCGAATACTTCGACCAAGAGCGCCAGAACCGATCAGGCGCAATGCGTGGCGCGGCGGGCCTAGAGGCCAACGCCATGAACAAGGCGGCGGTCGGCACGACGGTTGCGATGCAAAGCCACTCGGCCATGCGCACGGAGCACATCGCCCGCACCATGGCGCCGGCCGTCGAATACCTGTTCTCTGTTGTCCATGAACTGATCAGCAAGCACCGGAACAAGGGGCTGACTCTCAAGTTGCAAGGCAAGTGGACCACCGTCGATCCACAGTCATGGCGCACCAAGCGCGACGTCCGCATCAGCGTTGGCGTAGGTGCAGGCAACAAAGAAAGCATGATGCAGCAGCTTGGCAACGTGCTGGGCGCGCAGATGCAAGTTGGTTTGCCTATGGGCCTTGTCGGGCGCGACAACATCCGCGCGACAAACGTGGAAATTCTCAAGCTGGCGGGCTTCAGCAACCCGGACAAGTTCTGGCCTGACCCGCAGACCTTGCCTCCGCAGCAGCCGCAGCCAAGCCCTGAGCAAGTCAAGGCTCAGGCTCAGATGCAGTTGGAGCAGTTCAAGGCGCAGCAGGATCAGCAGAAGTTCCAGGCGGAACAGCAGATCGAAGTCCAGCGCCTCCAATTGCAGGCTCAGGTCGATGCCCAGCGCGAAGAGATGCAGGCGCGACAGAAACAGTTGGAGCTTCAGCAGCAGGCCGAACTTGCCCAACTGAACGCCCGTTACGCGGCCGAGGCCGATCAGCGCAAGTTGGAGTTCGAGCAGTGGAAAGCCAGTCTTGACGCCAGCGTGAAGCTGGAAATCGCCAACAAGAGCGCGCAGACCACGATGGACACCGCGCAACTGAGCAAGGCGCCAGATAGCCGCGTCGATGAGTTGATCGAAACCATCAAGGCATTGCGGGCTGAGGCAGACATGCCGGCCGAAATTGTCCGCGGGCCTGATGGCAAAGCTACTGCCGTCAAGCGGGGCGAGCGCGTCAAGAAGATTGTCCGCGGCCCCGATGGCCGAGCGATTGGAGTGCAGTGATGGAAGAAAACAAGCTCACCACGCAGCCGGCAGTGATGCAGGCCGTGATTCAGATCACCCGCAAGGCTACCGGCAAGGTCGAGGAATACGTCTTGACCGGCACATCGGCAGAGATTGAAGACAAAGCGCTTGAAATTGACGCGCGAAAGGACGAGTAAATGTCAGTCACTCACCCCGTTGCGTTTCGCAACACCGTTGCAGATTTGGTTGATTCGACGCTGAGCACCGCAGCAAAGCTGGTTTTTCGTCTGTCAGGCTCAGCGGCCAGCCCAGGCACTGCTGTTGCAACGCTATCGTTCGGCAATCCGGCATTTGGCGCCGCATCGTCTGGCACGATCACGGCAAACAGCATCACAAGCGACACCAACGCCACGGGCAACGCATCGGCGGTTGCCACTGCCACGCTTGAAACCGGAGGCGGCACGGTGGTGGTGCATTGCGACGTAGCGGCGTCTGGCTCCGACATCAATCTGTCGGGCGGCTTGACCATCGGCGCAGGCGACACGGTGGCGTGTAGTTCTCTGACCTATACGGCGATGCCGTAAAGATGCAGCAATGGACGCTCAATCAGCGCTTGTCTGGGCTTTTGCAGCAATTGCTGCGTCGGCCGCTTTGTCGCTGGTTGCAAACGTCCACTTGTGGCGTGAGTTACAACAAGTGAAGCGCTTATGCATGAACGCATGGATCAGGCTAGACGACAAGCAGCGAGCTCAAAACGAAGACCGCAAGGAGCGCGACCAACTGATCCGCCGCCTTGCCCGCGCCGAAGCCGCCATGGACGGCTTGCGCGCGATTGCGCAGGAGTCCGCAATGCTTGCCCAACTTGACGCACTGCGCGCCGATTCTTGCTGGGCACCGCTGCAAGAGCTGAACGACGAGGTGCCGGCGTGACCCGCCGACACCTCTACGCCCTGGCGCTAGTGGCTGTGATGGCCTATTGCGCCGAAACATCGAAGGAGTGACCCATGCCCCTTGTGCTGAAACACCAGACCCGCGGCCAGTTCCTGGCCCGCCTGCGCGCTGACATGCGCGATTCGATCGGCAATCGCACGGTCCACGTCGCTGACCGGATCATGGCCATGGTTGGCGCCGGCGACCTGACCGACACCGAGGTGCGAAACGAGTTCGGCTACAGCGTTGCACAGTGGAACACCGCGAAAGCCCGGTTCAACTCACTCATCAACGCCCGCCGCACCTTGCGCGCGGCTGTGGGGGAATAAGCCATGCCCATCGTTCGCCACACTCTAAGCGTGACCGTTTCAGCCGACGGCAGCGCCGGCTGCATCTTGAATATGTACGACCAAGACGACGTTGGTCGCGGTCAAGTTGCCTTTCGCACCGATGCTGGCTCCGATCTGCAGGCCCGTGCCCAGGCTCAGGCGGATATGCACATCGCCAATACGAATGAGCAACTGGCCCAGCAGGAATACGAGCAGATTATCGGCAGCGAGGGGTAAGTCGTGACCGAAGCGGAAATCCGAGCAGACGAACGCCAAAGGCTTAAAGAAGGCTTCTGGGCCTACTTTCACAAGTCTGGCGAGCACTACTTTGACTCCCCAGAAGCGGGCGCTCCAGAAGCAGAGTGCACAAGCACCACGGATATGGCGTGGGCGCATGTGACGGATCTGGCAGATTCGGCGAGGGGATAAGCCATGGCCACGTATCGGTGCTGGGCGCAGTCTGGGGTAACGCAGCGAGCGAACTCGACCGCGTACTCGCTGGGCGCGCGGATGCAGCCGCTTATCTCCGACACCAGCACGAACCATTTGGTAGCAAAACGCTACGTTTGGGAATGCACGACGGCGGGGACAAGCAGCGCGTCTATCCCCGTGTGGTCGGCCTCGTACACCGTTGATAGCAGCACCATTACCGACGGCACTGTGACCTGGACTTGTCGTGCCCCGGGCTATTCCAGCGGCAGCACGGTTGATTGGACTTTTGCGGGGCTGTTTGTTGCCTATGTGGCGCCGCTTTTGGCGGCGGGCGATACGGTCTTGGTCCACTACACAAGCCAGGAGCCCAGCAACAGCCTGGCCTCGGCCTCTATTTCCGTCACCGTCAGCGGGTGCCAAATCATCTCCGTGGACAAGGACGCATCCGAGGCGTACACCCCGATGGGCACGTCTGGGTTCTTGTTCAATTCCAGTTCGGCGACGGTTTCAATCAACGGAACAACCACGCTGAAGCTCGACGGCCTCACGTTGCGCAACACCACGGCGGGCACGGCGACGCTGGGCGTTGGCAACGTGAACAACTCGCAGATCGTTGGTCACGACTTGCACCTTGAGTTGACGGGCAACAACGCCAGCCCGCTCATCTTGCTTGGCGGCGGCGCTGACCAGCGGTCATTCTGTAGCTTCACCAATCTGACAATTTCCCGGGCAAACGCCTCGCAGAAGATCCGGTTAGCCGGCTTCGGAGAAATCAACGGCCTGACCTTTGCCGGGTCTGGGGTAGCCACCGAACTTTTCCGGCCGTCCACTGCTACGGACAGCTCGGGGGTCTACTGGCGGATTGACAGCATGGATGCGTCTAGCGGGTCGATCAGTTCTACGGCCACATTGGTTGCCGAATCAGGCTCCGTCGTTCCCGCCTTTGTTGAGTTCTACAACAGCATCCTGCCCAGCAGCTATACGGTGCTGACTGGTGCGACAAACGTCAGCCGGGCCGGCACTGCCGTCGTGCTGACGAACTGCAAGGCGGGCTCTACCGTTGGCATTCACAGTTATTCCGACGCACTAGGGACCGCCGTCAGAAACGACGCCATCACGTACAACGGCGAATCGTTCTCGTGGAAGATCGACGCATCATCCTTGGCGACTCGGGCCTGCCCGTTTGTCTTGCCTTGGATGTGGGGCGAAATCGCCACAGGTGCCAGTGTCACGCCCAAGATCGAGATCCTGCGCGATGGTTCGGCCACGGCCTTGACTGACGCGGAAGTCTGGTGTGAGCGCGGGGCCGCCGTCACGGCCGGCAGCCCGATCAAGACCTTCGTCAGCACCGAAGGCGCCTACACATCAAGCGGCACCAACATCCCAACAGGCGCTGGCCTTGGCTCGTGGGCTGGGGAATCGGGCACGGCTTGGTCCGGCAAGTTGGCGCCCGCCGCCTGCACGCCAGAAGGGGATGAGCTGCAAATGCGCATCTGCTCTGCCACGACCACCACCTTCTACGCCGCGCAGGGCTGGGATACCTAAGTGGCCTACAAGTGGCGCGTCGGCCTCGGCGGGTGGTATCGCGTCACTGACGCGGCCACCGAATGGCGCGTCGGGCTGGGTGGGTGGTATCGGGTGCTGGTGGCCGGCGGCGGCTCCAAGTCATCAGATGGAGCTTTGGCCGCCGCCGCTGCTCAAGTGGTGGGCTCAGCCAGCCACCTAACGCTGCACGCAGCGTCCGGGGCCTTGGCGGCTCAGGCGGCAACGATAGCAGGGTCCGCAAGCCACCTCACCCTGCACACATCCAGCGGCGCCCTGTCCGCTGATGCCGCAACGGTTGCAGGCAGCGCGTCGCTGTCTTCCGCCGGCTCGTTCTCTGCGACCGGCGCGCTTTCATCCGGCGCCGCCGCGCTGTCGGGCACGGCTGTCCACTACGCGCTGCACACGGCCACTGGCGCCATTGCGGCAGATGCGGCAACCGTTGCGGGTACGGCGCAGCACCTGACGTTGCACACGGCAACTGGCGATCTGATTGCCGATCCCGCATCAGTGTCGGGCGTTGCTGAACACACTGGCGACGGCGCAGTTATTGAGGTTCGGAACGTCGGCGCAGGCAAGTCCCGCCGCAAATCGCAGAGATACGTTCTTGCTATTAACGGCAAGGATGTGATAGTTTCGGACTATTCCGAAGCTCAGGCGCTGATCGACCGCGCAAAGGAAGAAGCAGAGGCAAAGGCTGACGAAGCGTTGCGGCGGGCCAATGCCAGCCAGCGCCGGCCGATTGGCAAGGTCATCAGGGACGCGCGCAAGGCCCTGAAGGCCCCAAGCATCGAGGCGCCACCCGAGCTTGCTGATTACGCGCGCAAGGTCATTTCAGACATTCAGGCCGCGTATGACCAGCGCCTGAAAGACATCGAAATCACGGCCCTGATGCGACAGCGAGAGCGGCAGCAGGAAGAGGACGACGAAGAAGTTTTGATGCTCATTGCATGACACCACGCGAAAAAGCCGAAAAAGCCCAGCAGCACCTCGACGATGAGCTTGCAAAGGCCATCCACGCAGAACTGCGGGAAATGCTGGTCAGCGAGCTTGAGAAAGAGCCTGACCTTGATCGTCAACTTGAGATTGTGAAGCGGCTGCAACTGCACCGGCAGATGCACCGCATCTACGAGCGTTATGCGGCCGAACTATCAGTCGATGCGCATAAGGCGCAAGAGCAGTCATTCATGGACCGCATCCGCGAGTCCTTCTATCCCCGGTCTGTGGCCTGACCGGACAAGATGAACCAAGGCCAGAGGTAACAGCATGACGACCGAACAATCCACGGACTCGGACGCCAACATTCAGGAACGGCTCATGGCTTCGTTCTCGCCTGAAGCGGCGGAACCGGAGCAGGCTGCGACTGAAGAAGTCCCCGCGCAACTCGCAGACAACGCCGAACAGACCGACGACGAGGTTGAAGCGCCCGTCGAAGAGTCAGCCGACGATCTGGTGGAAGTTGAGGCAGAGGACGGAACCGCCCACAAGGTGCCGGCTGCGCTGAAGGATGCCTTCCTTCGGCAAGCGGACTACACGCGCAAGACGCAACACGCAGCAACCCTCGTGCAGACCGCCGAGGATCGTTTGCAATTCGCCGAGGCGCGCGAACAGTTCACCAGCACTGTGGTTGGAGAAATAGCCGAACTGCGCTCCATGCAGCAGCGGCTGAAAGAGTTTGACGGCATCGACACCGCGACGCTTTACAACAGCGACCCGGGCACCGCAATGCGCATCCGCGACCAACGCGAAGACCTGCGCCGCGAGATTGCCCAACGCGAGCAAGGGCTCGGGTCGAAGGCCCAGCAACTGCAAGCGATGCAACAGGCCCACTATGACAAGCAGTGGGGTCTGGCTGTCGAAGGCGTGAAGAAGGCCATTGGTCACTACACGCCGGGCGAAGACGCCGCGATGCTGAAGCAAGTCGAAACCCTCGGGTTGACTCTGAAGGAAGTGAAGGGCCGCTATGCGGACCCGCGCATCCTGCACGCGATCTACAAGGCCGCGAAGTACGACGCCATCCAGTCCCGCAAGGGCTCTGCCGTCGAAACCGCCGCCAAAGCTCCCCCGGTCGTCAAGCCCGGGGCATCCAAAGGACCAGGCGTGGCAAGCGAACAGAAATACCGCGACGCGCGGGCCGCCTTGAAGAAGGACGGATCTGTCGAAGCTGCCGCGCGACTTTTCTACATGCGAGGTTAATCATGGCTGCACCAGTCGGCGCCACCAAGGCGTATGACATGAGCGGGAACGTCCTGCGGGAAGACCTGCGGGACATCATCTATGACATTTCCCCGATGGATACGGTTTTCATGACCAAGGCCGGGCGGGGCACGTGCAAGAGCACGACGCACGAGTGGCAAACGGACAGCCTTGCTGCGCCGGCCAAGAACGCGGCGATCGAAGGTGACGACTTCTCGGCAACGGCTCGCTCGCAGCCGTCGCGCCTGAAGAACTACACCCAGATCGCCAAGAAGGAATTCGCGGTGACTGGCACCTCTGAGGCAAGGAAATCAAGCGCGACATGGAACGCGACATGCTGTCCGACGAGCCGGCTTCCGCTGGTACGTCGGTTTCGGGTCGCGTGTCTGCCGGTGCCGAGGCTTGGATTCACTTCCCGAACCACATCAACACCAACGGCACCACGACCAGCACGACCACGGCCCCGGCATCTGGTTTTGCCACGTCGCCGGTGACTGACGGTTCGGCTACGGCTTTCACCGAAGCCGGCCTGAAGACCATGCTGTCGCAGTCGTGGTCTTGCGGTGGTGAAGTGGACACCATTCTGGTGGGCGCTGGTCTGTACAACACGATCAGCGGCTTCACCGGTTTGGCGACCCGCTTCCGCGATG